CATTCCACCAGTCCATCATCATGGCCGTCTGAATATCCATCATTATAGCCGTCTGTATAGCCAATTTTGTATTGGTCACTCATTTCCCGCTCCTGATTGCTGCGGCGGCGGCAAGCCTGCCGTTTTTATAATGTTCGCTATTCTGTGAAGCTGGCTCTAATTTTTCGTAGTTTCCTTCTGCGATCTTCGCACACCTCTCCCTCTCCGCCGCCTCGATATGCGGGCGGATGGCGGCGATGGCGGCGCGGCCTTCTCCTAATTCCTCCGGCGTTAAATTACTGGGATCGAAACAATCTAAGCGTCCAGTTCGTTCAAATTTGTTCCGCCGTATAGCGACAGCCGCCATCTCCACCAGCGCCTCGTCATCCACAGGCGCGAGACGGGCGGCGAGGGCGTCGCGTTCAGAGACCGCTAAGGCGAGTTCGGAGCGCAATTCAGATACTTCGTAATGGTGACGCACCTGCTCGCAAGGCGTTCCATTCATGCGGTCAATGGCTTCGACGTATTTTTGATAAACTGATTTATGCTGATCGTTCTCGGCTTTCAAAGCATCCCGCTCGGCCACTAGTTTATTGTTGATACGCATAATCTCTTGCATATCTTTTGCCATGCCGCTTTCGGAACGCAATGCAAGTTGTTCTGCAAAATCATCCCGCTCCGCCAGCAACGCCTCAATAGCGTCGGCGGCGTCGTCTAAGGGGTTTCTAACTCCATAGCGTTTAAGTTGCTCTTTTCTGGCAAACTCACGAATAAATTTCACCAACCCCGCATATTCCTCGCTCTGGAATTGCGCGGCGTAGGCGGCGTTAACAGCGGCAAAAATTGCGCTGTCAATCGTAATTTCATCATTGCAAAGGACTGTTTTTGCAGCTAGAAGCGCCGCCTCAATCGCTTTATCGTTCGGTTTCATGGCTCACCCCTCGCCTTGCGAATATCTTCAGCCTTAGCTGCACAATAGACAGACCATTCGATTACTGATCCATCAGATAAAACCGCGTAGTATTTCCCGTCTTTCAAACGGCAATTAACAAATCTTGCCATCACTCACCCCTCGCCTTGCGCATGGCTGCGTCAACAATCGCCAAAACCTCTTGATGCAGGTCCATACCACTGACTATTTCAAGCGCCGCATACAGGTCCGACGCTGCGGCGTAGAGTTGGGCGTTGGCAAAAGTTTCGGCGGACTCATTGTAAAATGTGACAATTTCATTTTTATCTTTATCAGTAATTATATACGTAATGTCTGCGTCCTCACTTTCTGGTATTTGAGAACGAGTTATTTCCGCAAAATGCGGCCCCGGAGTCCATTTTGGCTCGGTCATCACATCCCCCCTCGCCTTGCGTCGCGCAATCAACCCCGCATATTCCTCGCTCTGGAATTGCGCGGCGTAGGCGGCGGTGATTATGCGCTCAACTAAAATGTTGTCACCATAACCTATTACTTCACGAAACTTTTCGTCGCCAGCCTCAATCGCTTTATCGTTTGGTTTCATATCTTGCTCCGTGCGCTGCTTTAGTCTGGTTTTGGTATTTACCCGAGTAGGGTAGCTCCGTCGCTTCATCGAGCCAGTGGAAAGTGAACTGACAGATCGGATCACCTTCCTTGATGTAGACTGTCTTGTCGCCAAGATTGACCAGCTCCAATGTCGCGTTACCTCTGAAGCCCGGATCGAACAGCGTGTTGAACGCAGACACAAACACCCTCGCATACGTCGACTTGTCGCACACATAGCCTACGACGTTGGTAGGCATGTTGAAGTCCTCGATTGTATGCGCAAGAGCGTGTGAGGGTGGCAGGTTCTGGAGCTTGACCCGCCACATCTCCATAATAGCTTCTGCCGTATATTGCCGGTTCCGCACCATCATGCTGGCGAGCAGCTTGTCGGGGCTGGGTCCGAGCGTCAGATCATGTGCGATCCGCACGTCATAACTCGCTCCCGACAACCCATAACTCTTACCGTTGACGACGACCTTCTCGCCGACAAACGGCGAGATCATGTGCGGCTCTTTTACGCAAAGTTTACGGATGGATTGGGCAGAGAGTTGCATCGCGGATTAACTTTCTTCGTTGGTTTATAAAAGCAAATTTGGTGGTGCGTTTTACAATAGGATTTGGTGGGCGCGCTCGTCGGCTCGGCGCAGAAGAACCCTCCATCGTCCACCCACCGACACTGCCCGTGTTTGACGTTCCACACGTTTACCTTTCCGGGTAATGGTTCGAACGACAGGTCTGTTTTGACGATGGGCAGTTCTGCGAGGGTGATAGGTTGTGAGGGTTTGGGGCGCGGCCCGCTGGTGGGCGGCACGAACTCCGCCTGCGCCGGCGCTGCCTCTGCCGCCTTCTTCGCTGCGTATTGGGTTTTGGACTTGTAACCCCGGATCATCCGGTTGATGTGGCCTGACACTTGGTTCTTGGTCAGGCCGAGGCGCGCGCCCATCTCGGTTTCCGACAGTCCTTGCGCACGGAACTCAATCAGCTTCTGCTTGAGCTCGTCGAGCTCTTCACGCGTTCGCGTCATCGGTGGTCTCCTCTGCGTCGGCTTCGTCGATCAGCGCCGCGAGCGGGCTGCCGGCGGCTTTGATCTCGATCACATACTCCTCGCTCTGCGCCATGCTGGTGCCCGAGCCGAGCCGTGCGTTCGTCTCGCGCGAGCCGAACTGCTTGTGGAACTCGCGGGTGAAGATCATCCGAGAGATGCGGCGCTCGTCGAGCCACTCGCTGAACCGCGTGCTTGAGACCCGGATCAGCTTGTCCTCTTTGCCGATGTGCACATGGAGCCCATCGATCAGCGTCGCGCCTTTGAGGATTTTGTAGTCGCCCGCCTTCGGCCGGCCGCGCCCGACCGGGATGCGGTTCGTCCAGAGGGTGTGGCGGGACATGGCCTTCAGGAACTGGGTGAAGATGTTGACCAGATTGGGCGTCTCGGTCAGGTCGACATGGCTATCCTTGATCTGCCGGCGCATGGCGTCGAGGGTGCGCAGCATGAACGCCTCAAGCGCGTCGACGTCGAAGTCGGCATGACCGAGCTCTTTCGCATAGCGCGCGCCCATCACAACGCAGGTGATCGTGCAGAGCCAGAAGCGCTCGTCCTGCCGGATGTTGGCGCGCTTCTCGAGCTGCTTCATATACTCGCCGACGTCGGCGTCGATCTGGTTGTAGTTCTGGCCGAGCCACTGGGCGTAGTCCTGCCCGATTACGCCAAAGTTGTCATCGAGCCGGCCGAGCAGCCGCTGCGCCTCGCCGGTGTCGACGTCGCCGATGACCTTTTCTTTCGGAGCCACCTCAATCTCGAACAGGCGGTAGATGCCGGCCGTGGTGCCCGATGTCTGCGCCGCGATGTAGGGGACGAGGCTCTCATTGGTGGCGCTGACCAGCATCGTCTGCCACTTACCCACCTCGCGTAACGAGGCGTCGCGGCCGAGGCGCGATTTGTCCTTGCCGCCGGTGAGCTGGAACGCCAGCTTTACGAACTTCCTCGTATTGTCGTCGCCCTTGATCTCGTCCCAGTAGAGCGGCAGCGAGCGGATCGATCCGATTTTGTGGGTGACGGAGTTGATGGTGTCGTCTAGCCCCTGCATAGCGGTGACGGGGTCGCCCCACACCGCCTGCGCGATCTTCATCGCGGTCGTCTTGCCGATGCCGCTCTCTTGGCTGTAGGCGGAGACGAACGATCCATACCAGCCCGTCGCCTTCACCAGTGGTGCGCCGAACGCTGAAGCGACGATCGCCTCCAGCTCCGGCCTACCCCGCTGGGTAATCAGCTTGATGGCGTCGTGCCATGGGTCGGCGGACCCCGTCGGCTGATACTGCCGGCGCAGAACATGGTCGGCATTGGGGGCGGGTCTTGAGCCGTTAATTGTCCAGACCTCACCTCCAAAACAGAAGCCGTCGATCTGACCTTGGTTGGTGTTCCAGCCATAGGGTGAACTCTCTACTACTGCATTTTTACGCGCTTGAAGTGTGCGAACCCAGCTCATGAAGAACTCCTGAATGACTTTACCAAGCCATGGTTCCGTCGAGATGCCGTTCTCGGCGAGGAGCTTGACCAAGGTGTCCTTGGCCGCCATCGATCCGACAGGTATCTCGATCTTGGATTTTATGTTGTCGTGGATGATCGCCGTGAAGTGCAGCACCCACGGGTCCTTCTGCATCCACGCGTCGGAGACCGCATACTCGAACAGCGGGATCATGTGCGTGTTGCCCATGTCGTCGATCTTCGGGTAGCAAATGAACCCCGCCTTGTTGTGCGAATACCCAACGGGTAACCCGCTCGGCGGCGGGCCGGTCGGGATAACAGGCTTCGGCGTAAACGCCGGCGGGCTCTTGCCCTTGGGCAGGTGCGGGCACTGGGCGCAGGACGTGCAGCCGGCGTTGAGAATGGACGCGCAGGACGGCCAGCCCAGCCCCTTCTCCTCGCGCTCGCGCAGCTTGCGGTCGAAAAGCTGGTCGGTGCTCTCCTCAGTGTAGCCGGGGTGCCCTGCCGCCATGCGGTGCGCGTCCGCGCGCCCGTCGCCTGTGAAGGTGGCGAGCAGCGTTGACAGGTTCCACAACGGCTGACCGAAGTCCGCCCCGCCGGTGTCCAGCGCCTCTTTAATAAAGGGGCACTCGGCGGCGATCGCGTCGAGGTCGATCGGCCGGCTCATCGAGATGTCGGCGGCGGCGTCGTTCTTCACGCCGGCGAACTTGTCCGACGCCTTACCCAGCCCGGTGACCGCCGGCGCATGGCTGACAGTCTTGTAGGGCTCCAGCGCGCGCTCGATGCGCTCGACCGAGTAAGCGCCCTCCACCACCTTACCCAGCAGGGTAGTTGGCTTGGGCGGATCGGTCTTCCAGTTCTTCGTCTGCGGCGGGCGCAGGATGCGGGCGCTGTCGACGGTGACTTGCGTGTCGCACTTGAGCCCGTTCTGCCGGGCCGCTTCGGCGAGGGCGTTGGCGAGCGGCTGCCACTCGGCTGCCGTGAGTGCGCGGTCGAGCTCCCAATGCGCATGGACGCCGCCGCCCGACCCAACCAGCATGGTCGGTCTCGGCAGGTCGATCGCCTTGATGAACTCGCCCAGCGCGGCGACCGCCGACTTGATGTCGTCGTAGCCCTTGTCGCCGCCCTTGATGTCGATGTCGAGGTAAAGGTCCTTGAGCGCGGCGACGTTCGTCTGGTTGCGGATCGGTTTGAGGTAGTTGTGGCCGCCCTTCGACGTCGCCTGCTCGGCTTCACGTTGCGCGGCCATCGCGATGTAGATGTCGCGGGTGTCGGGTAGCTGTTCCGCCCAGTTGATTGTGCGAACCGCCTCGTCGACGTTGCGCACGGCGCGGCCGGTCCAGAACTCCTTGAACTGACCCTTCTGTTTCCAGTGTATGCCGACGTAGGTCTGAGGCTCGTCCGGGTCCGACCACGGCAGAACGCGAGACAAAAATACTCGTAGCGGAGTGAGATCGCTCATGTAAAACGCCTGCGGGGGTGGGGGTTTTCAGGATGGTCCCGAAACAGATTTCGGGACCATCAGGGTGTTAGGGTGTTAGGCCAGCAGAGCGTCCAGCTCGTCGTCAAGCGAGGTGCCGGTGGATTGCTCCTCGTCTTCGGCCGGGGCTTCGACCGGGGCCGGCGCTGCAGCCTTCTTCGGGGCCGCTTTCTTCGCGGCGGGTGCGGGCTCGGCCGGCGCGCTCGCCTGCTCAAACTTGGCGCTCGGCGCGGCGAGCTTTGACAGGCCGTCATCGTGCGTTACCTGCGGGGTAACCGGCGCGGTGCCGCTGTCCTCGCTGATGATGCGCTTGACCTGCGGGCTGTCTCGCAGTTCGAGGATGATGTCAGCCTCCTCGTCCGTCAGCGTGCGCACACCGCTGAACAGGAACTTGGGATACGCCTGCTCCGAGTCGAACGCGATCTTCATGCCGACCGAGCAATAGGGCATGCCCATGTGCTCCAGCTTGGTGGTGAACTGGGCGAAGTCATTGAGCGACGCCGCCGGGATGCGCAGGAGCATCGGCCCCCCGTAGACCTCGTTCTGCAGGTCTGCGAGCGGCACGACGGCGACGCGCTTGTTGTCACGGCAAGCGGTGCCGCGCGCCTGACCGTTCTCGTCCACGCGCGAACCGCGCTGGTTCTGCGGGCAGACGGCGCACGCCTTGGCCTGCGGAGCCTGCGAACGCTGGTCGGGGGTCACACCGTTCGACGAGAAACAAATCGGACGATCGTTCGCGCCGTCGTTGTAACCTTTGTAGTAGAGCTTCGACTTGACAGGTGACGCGGAGACGATGACCACCTCGATCGAGTTGGCCGGACCGTCGCCATCTGGGCGCATGATCGGCTTGTGCTCGCCGCGATACTCCATCGCCCAGACCTTGCCCTTGTATTTCATGACGGCATAGCCGCTCTCGATGCCGGCAGCGGCGTCGTTGTTGATCTGGACGCTGGCGAATTTGGAAGAGGCGCGGCCAAAATTTGCGGGGATGATATTGCTCATAGGTTACTCCAAGGGGTTATTTGCGGCGAAGACCAAGGGTCAGCATGTCGCTGAACTTCACGCCGGGCGGCGGGGAGTTGTTGCTGTGGATGAAGTCCTCGACCGCCTTGGCGTTCGCCTTGCGGTCGATCAGGTCCCACGCTTGGTTCTCGATTACGTAGTTCATAAACGCTGCGGGGTCCTCGAGAGACGCCGACTTGCGGTGCAAGACCGACGCCGTCCCACAATCTGTGCTGACATTCTTCGCGTTGTTCTCGAGCAGGTGGCCTAGAATGAGGCGCTCGAGCTTGTCGCGCTTCTCTTTATAGGACTTCAAGCTCTCTTCGTGCTCGTCGTCCTTCTGTTTGATATAATCTTTTAGCTGGATTAAAGCGCGGATGTAGCGGTCAGCGTCGAACTTCTCTGCGCTGGTCTCAGTGGTGGTCACATGGGCGTTCATTGTGGGTTTACTCCGTTGGGTTAGCGGAAGAAGCGGGCCAGCTTCTCGAACCAGAGGCGCATGAACGGCCCCTGCTCCTCTGCGAGCTCGGCATCGAGCCTTGCGTCGAGCTCGTCGAACTTTGCACTCCACTCAGCTCGCATGTCATAATACTCCTGCCAGTGTTCGATGGGATCGATCCACATCACGCGACGCAGCACGCTCTGCTCGACGAAGAGATACGTCATCAACACGACGACGATCACCAGCATAGAAAAAATCATCAGTTCCATCTTCTCTTCTCCTATTCACTTGCATCTTCGAACAGCTCAAGCAGTTGCGACTGCACCTTCTGCTTGCGCTGCAGCATGTTGTAGATTTTCCGCTCTACTGGCGTGCTCTGCAGCATGATGATCTGCTGCTTGAGTTTCTGACCGACGCGACGGATGCGGCGGTTGGCTTGCTCGAACACTTCAAGGTCCATCACCGGCGCAAACCACACGATGGTCGTCGCTTTGGTGAGGGTGATGCCGTGCGCCAAACACTGTGGATGCGCAGCGAGGACCTTGTATTTTTCCGTGTTCTGAAAAAGGTTGAAAATTTGGGCTCGGTCCGTCGCGGCCGTGTCTCCGGACACGACTGCGTGCTCGTAACCTTCACGGGTAAGCGCTTCGGAGATGCCGGCAAGCGCGTGTTTGAACGGAACGAAGACCAAGAGTTTTTTGTCCGTATCGGACACGATGTCCATGAGGGCTTGGACACGCTTATCGTTATCCAGCGGAACGACACCCTTATCCGCAGAGTAGACCCATCCAGTCGAGACTTGGAGTAGTTTGGACATGACAGCGCCGGCGTTAGCCGCCGTAATCTCTTTGTTCTGGACTGCTGCATGACAGTGATCCATCAGTTGCTTGTAGACCTTGGCCTGCTTCATCCCGAGATCGACGTCGATCGTCCGCTCGACGCACTCCGGCAGCTCGACGACGTCGTCCAGCGTGTAGCGCACCGCTGGCTGCAGCACTGCGAACGCCTGCTCGACAGCGTCTTGCTTGGGAGCCCACTTGTATTGGTTGACGCGCGTCATCAGCGCTTCACGAAAGCGACCGAAGTAGCGTGGTATGGTGTGAGGTGTGACGACAGAGGCGAGACCCCATGCGTCGGTCGGCGAGTTGGGGATCGGCGAGCCGGTCATGCCCCACACATATTTCATCCGCGACGCCAACGCGCGTATCGTCTTGGTGCGCTCCGACTGCCCATTGCGGTAGACGGACAGCTCGTCGATGCACAGACAGTCGATGTCACCCCGCTGGGTAATCTCGTCGATGATGACCTTCAACCCGTCGTGGTTGATCAGGAATATCTCGACCTCGGGATTGGCAAGCAGCGCCTTGCGCTTGGTCTTGTCACCGTGCAGCACAGCAAAGCGGCGATGCGGCAGGACAGTGAATATCTCCCTGCCCCATGTGAAGTGCAGCGTCGACAAGGGCGCGACGATCAGCGCTTTCTGGATCGAGCCGCTGGTCATCAGGCTATCGATCGACCACAGCGCGGAGCGCGTCTTGCCCGTTCCCATGTCGTTGAGCACGTAGCCGCGCTCGTTCATCGTCATCATGGCGCAGGTTTTCTTCTGCACCTCGAACGGCGGCTGCGGGCCGGGCCAGTCGTAGTTGACGAGGATCGGAGCCGGCGCGTCGTAGCCGAGCTGCCGCAGGAGGAACGTCTCAGTCGGCGTGTGCGGCAGGGCGACGAGCGACCTACCCTGAAAGGTAATCTCTTTAGCGCTTGGGAACAGGTTTTTGATCTGGGTGGTGGTCGGCACCGCGATCATCTTGTGTTTGGGAGCTAGGTGGGTGGGTTGCATGTTTGATACTTTCTAGGTGGTCCTCAAGTTGAGTTAGTCCTTCATCGCCGTCGATGACGATAGCCACGCCGCCGGCGTGTCGTATCTTCTCGATGATCATTTTTTGTCTGTCGGTCGGTTTCTTTCCGGGCGCTTTTGTTTCGATGGCGATGAACCGCCCACAGAAACAAATCAGACAATCCAGCGTCGACGCGCCGTAGCCATACGGCACCGGCCAGAACTCGTAGCGCGCTTTGTATTTATCGAGGAGGCGCTTTACTTTCGCCTTTACTTTTCCCTCTGGCGTCACTGCGGCCCCTCGCGTTTCGTTCTCGACACTTCTGCTGCTTCCGCTCTCGGAACCCCTCATCGAGCCAGTAGCGCAGGACATAGCCGCTGATCTTGCGGTCGTATTTTTTGGACAAAAGCCGAGCGGCGTTCGTAGCGGAGTGCCCGTTACTCAATATGCGCTTGGCGTCCGCCAGCACCTTGTCAGGAAGGCCGTGTTTCGGCATTACCTGCAGGGGTAGAAAGTTTCTCCAGCTTCTCGATGCGCTCGGTGAGCTCCTTTTCGAGCTTGTGGTGCGCGTCAATCACCGCCAACAAGCCGTTGTGCATCTTGTCAAGCGACGTGATGATCTGGTTCATGCGAGCGAGCTCAGTCAGGTCAACCATTACTGCCCTCGTGCTTTTTCTAATACTCTGTGGGCGGTCGTTTGCGCTGCATCAAGGCGCTTTACCCAGCCGGGCTTTTTCCCTTCATTACGCCAAACAGCGAGAATATTCTCCAAAGCCGCATACAAGTCTTTCGCGCACAGTAGCAGGTTCGCGTTGGCGCGCGTCTCGTCGTCGATTTCATCTACATCAATTGGAGGCAGCACCTCACAAATTGTGCGATCTCCGACGCCGATGCGAATAAATGGCATGTCTGCGAAAGCATCTTCGCCTTGGTTTTCCCAATCTCCCGGCGTCCATTTCGTCTCGGTCATGTCACTGTCCTTGGTGCGGGCACGAGTGAACTGCGCACCACTTCCTGCACAGCCCGCCCGGCTTCGGTGGGAAGGTCATCGTCTCGTGTGCGTTCTGCAGCAGGGTTACCCGTGGGAGTATCCCCTTCCACACGTCCGCCATGTCGTCTCGGGCAAAGTCGGCGCGCGTCGTCGCGTCCTCTTTGAGCCAGACGAACTCGGTGCGGATGCGCTGCACGTCGGGGTGATGCGAGAATATGCACTGCGCCATCAGCGCAAGCTGCGATCCGTCCTCGACGATCTTGCCGGTCTTCCAGTCTATCGCCAGCGCCACGCGCCCGGTGATCTTGATGACGTCGGCGATGCCCCGATACCACGCCGTCTTGGCGAACCAATCGCAGGGCTCGAACTCGTCGGTTATCGCCAGCTTCTGCTCGGTCAGAATTTTACCTTCGCGAGTAAGTATGCGGTCGACCCAAGGCTGTAAGTTTTTGAAGTGCGCCGGCAGCTCGCCCCCCAGCAGTGCGGCAGCGAGAGCGGCGTGCACCGCGTTGCCGTATTGAAGCGCTTCACCTTCAGGCTCTTTGACGTCCTTGCTGACGTCATAGTGCCAGTAGCGCTTCGGACACGTCTCAAAATTTTTGATCTTGCTAAATGACCAAGAGAACGCCTTCGGACGTGAGCGAGTTGTCGTTGTCTGGATCATGCGCGCTTCCGTTTGAGGGGGACAATCCGCTGCTCGACCTTCGGCTCGTCGCCGAAGCCGTTCATCGCGCCGGCGATTAGTTCAGCGTTGAATTGACTGTGCGCTGTGCAGACGACCGCGTAGTTATTCTGACCGATCATCTTGCGAGCGACGTAGTATTTCGGGTGTTTGTGGTCGGACATGACCACGACATACTTCACCATCTGTGGTTCTCCGAGGGTGTTAGTTACTTGGCAGAGTAATGTTCATCTTCTCCATCAGACGACTTTTGTCGTCCCGCTCGATCCAATAACCGAGGTGGCGTTTTGACTTGATGTCGACTTCGTGCCCGCTCTCTGCGAGATACTTGCGCAAGCGGAAGATGGTCATCTTCGCATCTGCTTTAGCGCCGAGCTCAGCTACTATCATCGCGGTGGTGACCCGCGAGTGCAGCAGCAGCAGGCGGAAGAGCTTCTCGAGTTTGGGCGGTAGCGAGAACAAAAACGCAATGTCTGCGTCGTCCATCGTCATCGAACACTCTTTAGAAAAATCCCCGCCGTTGCCGGCAGGGTAGTTAGGGAGATTGCCGCCCGAGAAGAGCTGGGCGACAACCTTGATATTACTTATTATTTACCCGTTGTCAACCTATACTAAACTATACTGAAACTAACCTTGAAAACAACTATGTTTACTTTCGATATATGTTTGGTTACGCCGGCTTGGCGTCACCATAGTTCTGGCCTACATCGCACTCGCTGCTCAGCGGCAAGTTCGGAGCCCACACCGGCGGCCGGCGCATCTCTTCGCCGCATATCTCAACAGCGCGATCGACCAGCGCGTCCGGCACGATGTAGACCAACTCGTCGTGCACCTGCAGCGCTAACCCCGGCGGGTTATCGAACTCGCGCTCGAACCGCTTCTCGATAGCAAGCGCCGCGTCCATCACCACAATACGCGCCAGCGCCTGCGTGATGTTCTCCTGCAGCTTTGCCCCATATGTGCGCTTGGGCATGCCGCCGTAGCTGTATGTCCACTCTCGCTTGCCGGCGTCGAACTTCAGGTCGTGGTAGTGAAGATATAACCCGCTGGGTAATCTGATCCTGTTCTGCTCGAACCGACATGGGCCGATCTCGAACCCGCCACCGCTGACCAGCGCCGGGATGCCGGCAGCGCCGAGCGCGTTCCACGAACGCACGATACCTGCGTATGTGTTGCGGTAAGTCTGAACGATGCGCTGAGCTTCGACGTCGTCGAGAAGAATTTCTTCGCCGAGCTGCAGACGAGACTGTATTTTGACAGTCGCTTGGAACTTCGCCCAGCCCATCCCGTAGCCGAGCCCGAGTATCGAAGTTTTGCCAAGGAAGCGTTCCTTCTTCATCTTCTTATTAACAGGATACCCAAAGACCGTCGACGCGAACTCCGAGTAGATGTCGCGCTCCTCGCGGAACGCCTGCATCAGCTCGATCTCGCCACCGAGCCAGCCGTTGATGCGCGCCTCGATCTGCGAACTGTCCGGAGCGATGACCTTGTAGCCGGGCGGTGCGATGAGTGCGCGGCGCAGATTACCCCCACGGGGTAGGTTCTGCAGGTTCAGCTTCCACTCGCCAGAGAGACGGTGCGTATGCGCTCCGCCGTAGCGCAGCGGAATAGGCATCCAGCGATCGCCCTCCACCCACTGCAGGTTCGACAGCGCAATGAAGCGCTCCGTGCGCTTCTCCTCCAGTGTGGTCTTCACCCCAAGGCGCGCGGCGACCAGCGCCTGCACCTCGTGACTTTCGTGCTCCTCGAGCTCGATGAACTGCGGGTCCGTCTTCGAGAACGCCCATGTCTCTTTTCCTGTGGCTGGAGATATTTTGCGCGGCGGCGTTACCCCGAGGGTAATGAGCGCGGCGGCGAACTTATCATTGGACATCAGGTCCTCACGCGAGAACCCAATGCGCTGCATCAGCGCTTCTTTCTTCGCCTTCACTTCGGCAAGGTGTAGGTGCAGGACGTTCTGGTCGAGCTGGAACTTCGGCCGCGTCGCGCAGCGGATGATGCGGTCCATCAGGACGATCTCGCGCGCCGGGAAACGACGATTGATCACCAGCTCCTGCCAGATGTTGGCGCACTGCTCGGCGTCGTTGATGGCGTAACTTGTGTATGCGTCCCAGAGCCCGGCCTGCTTGATGGCGGCGGCGTTCATCCCGGTGACCGCTTTGATCGTGTCGCCCTTCACGCCCACGCCGAGATGCACCGCAACGGACGCCAGCGATAGGCTGCGGAGCTCGTGCCCCAGAGACGCGCGAGCAATGCCCAGCGTGTCGCCTGTGAGCTTGGGGTGGAAGCCATAGACCCACGCCGTGATGCACGCGTCGAACAACGCATTGTGCGAGATCAGCATGGTGTTCGCCGGGTCGAGGCTATCGAAGAACGCCGGCAGGTCCTTCGCGTCGATCCACTTGCCTGCAGAGCCCAGCTTCTTCACCGCCGCGCCCATGCACTCGAAGCGGGGGTCAAGGATATACTCCGGCACCGTCATGCGTCGGAGTGAATACTCTGTGGAGTAATAAGTTTCGTAATCGATGAACCAATAATCCATTCGGTTACCTCAAGGTATTTTAGGGGTTGACGAAGCGGCGACCCGTCTATATGTAGTAGGTCATTGCGCTGCATGGGCGCAAACTCCTGTGGGTGGGAGCTTTGGCGGCGAGGGTGGTGGTTCCCCTCGCCGCCTTTTTATTTACTCGATGAAGAGCTCGATCGGGCGAGCGCGCTTATCCGGCTCCGGCATCATCATCGCGGAATTGACAAATGTCTGGCCGATGTTGAGCCTCTCGCGCAGACTGGGCGACGTCGCTGGTAACCCGCGCGGGTTACCCATCTTCGGGACGGTGTAGCCCGCCGTCGTCGCTATGACGTCGATCGTCGGCCAGAGAACGCGGATGCGGGCGTAGTCGCCACCCGTCAGCTCGCACAACTCTCTCCACGCATATAACGTAGTAGAGTGCATCTCGTAGATCGGCACGATCTGCTCCATCCATGGCGCAATAGCCCTACAGAAATCAGTATGGTTGCCATCTAATAGCCTCGGGCCGGTCACAAGGTAGTTCGGCGGCATGAAACACAGCTTGGGGTCAAACTCGATACGAATTTCATACTCACCGACGAGCATGCGCGCAGCGCCGCCCGCAAAGTAGTAACTCCTGAAACGTCTGTAGAGCTCCGACGCGCGCTTGACGATCTTGACGTCTTCGGGGCGGACGAGCGTCTCATACGCCATCTGCTCGGTGAACTCGAAGTCGATGTGGTGGCACATGCGTCGGTAGAGTGTAGCGAGCGTGTCCTCCACGCGCTCGATTACCTTGTTGCCGATCGTCTTTGGGGGCGGCTTGCGTAGCTTGCTCATAGTTTACTCCTGTGGGTTATGGGGTGGTTGGCAGGAATTGCGGAGCTTCGCTGGTGCTACGCGCTGTCGCCCGAGAAAGGGCCAGAGCTCCGCCTTGATGTCGCCTCGCTATGTAGCGTCATGTCAAACACCGCTACACGCTCACGTTCGCCCGTGTCCTGCGCCGGCTGCGGGGGAAACTACCCTTTCTCAGGCAGCTTGTTTGGGGACCTGCACAACGTCGCCAAACGGATACTTGCTCGGCTCGTAGATTGATCCCCAGATTACGTGGTAGTCCGGCGCTTGCTGTGGGAACGTGCCCTGCCCATCGGTGAGATAGATGAGCGCGTCCGGCTTGATACCCATGCGGGTAATCTCGTCGAACACAGGCACGAACGACGTGCCGCCACCAGCATCGATCTTGGCTGACAGCAGGTCCTGCGCATTGTCAATCTCCTCGGAATGATTGATGTGCGTGTCGCACCAGAGGACGTGCAGCTTGCGCGGGCGGATGTCGTCGATGATGCCCGCCGCCTCGCCGTAGAACAGATCGTAGTCGGCCTGTGTGACAGAACCTGACGTATCGATCGCGCAGACGATGGTGTCGACGCCATGCCCCGAGCGGCGCGGCGCGTAAATGTCGCGGACCATCAGCTCCTCGTCAGCCTTGGTCCAGTCGTAACCGCCCGAGCCGGCCTTGCGCATGATGAGTGCGCGCAGATGCTCGCGCCAGTTGACGGACGGCTGCAGGATGCGGTCCATGACACGGGCTAACCCGCCGGGTAACTTGCCCATGATGCGCGCGGCGTTGACGGCGGCAGCGACGGCGGTCTGCACCTGCATAGGGTTGTGGTCGGCGACAGTCTGCGCTGCGGACTTGCCGGTCGCCGAGCCGGGCTGCTCGTGCTGGCAGAACCCACCGCCATGGTCCTTGCCCTGCTTATCGCCCTGACCCGGCTGACCCGCGCCGCCGCCACCCTTGCCGCCTTGCCGGCGGTAGAGCTTCTCGTAGACGTCGATGACATCGTCGTCGCCAGCAGTCGAGATCGATGGATCATATAGACCGGCCCAGCGACCCGTCGGCATTGCGCCGATCTTGTCGTGGATGAGCACAGCATTGACAATATAGTCCATCGCCTTGTTCATCGTCGCGTGGTCGTATGGCAGCGACTTGCCGCTCTTGAGCTGCACCTTGCCGGTTACCCCTATGCGGTAAGACAGGATGACATGCTCGAACACAACATGCAGCAGCTCGTGCGCGGTGATGAACACACGGTTCGGCAGGGTGAGCTCCTTGCCGAAGAACGTCTCGGGGTTGAGCATGAGCACCTTGGCGTCAGTCGCAGCCACCGGGATTTTGTCGGTGAACATGGCGACATGCTCCTCGCTTACCTTGTCGAGTAACGAATACATCAGGTGCGAGAAGGCGGGATAGTGCAAGGTCAGCGCGGAGATGACCTTGTCCCACTCACTTGCCTGTGAGGGTGTTAGTTTGATTGCGTCCGACATGGTTACTCCTATTTGAATTTGTGAAAACGGTTGGCGTCGATGCGGATCACATACTGATCGTTGCGGGCGTCATAGGTAAAGTCGCCGCGCGGAGCCTCGCCGAGCAACTCGCGAGCTCTGTCCGAGAGGACTTTAAGTGTAGCCATGGCGTTCCCGTTTATGGGAACGCCAGCAACTATGGTGACGAGCTCGACGAGCTGTTTGTAGGTCGTGTTGGGGTGCATCGTTACCCCTCCGGGTTGCTCGCCTCTTCCAGCAGATTGACCTCGGTCGACCCCTCCATCGTGTTCTCGTAGAGATTGATCTCGGGGACCTGCCGCTCCTGCAGCAGGGTGGCGGTGGCGATCAGGTCGCGGGCTGCGATCTTGACTGCTTCGCGCATGGCTTCGTGCTTGATCGGATCGTCGAAGTCGTTGCGGATTTCGAGGGTGAGAGTTGTGAGAGACATCGTGTTTACTCCTCTGCGTTCTAGTCTGATTTTTGTTAGGTTGAAGCGATCGCGAGCGCGTAGAAACGCGCTCCACGTTTCATTGTGGTATGTGATAGTCCAGTTCGGCGGTGGAGCCGAGGCCATCGACCCGCCCATCATTACCCCTCCGGGTTACTTGATCGCCTGCAGCGAGTGCATGAGCGTCATGAGCGCGTTGTTCTTGCGCGTCCACTCGAGCATCGGCTTGCTGACCTGCAGCATGGGAGCGCGCTGCACCGCCGCCTTGCAGAAGGTGATGGCGAACGGATCAGGCAGACGCGACACATACTTGATCACCGCCTCGATGGTGTCGGCCGTAACCTGATGCGCGACGTGGTAGCAGACGAGCATGCGCGCGTCGGCGGCGGCGGGCACCGGCGTCTTGTCCGGAGCGGCGACGATGTCGGCGAACTTGGGCAGCGTCATCTCCAACTTGATGTGCGACCAGAGCTGCGCAGCAGCGCCGTCACCGATCAGACCGGCAATCTCCTCGAGCACGAACGGCTCGTCGGGGATCGCGCCATACTCCTCGATCATGCACTGCAGGTCGCGATCGACCAGCATGAGGGAGCGCGGCGTGCACCACGGACCCTGCTTGTCGGGGACGCCGGCAGCGAAGACGATCTCGAAGTTGGACTGCGCGAAGGACTTGGTGACGGGCAGCGCGCCGTTGCGATCGGCCCAGTCGATCCAGCTATCCAGATCGTCGGAGATGTTGACCATCTTCGTGCGGTTGATCTCATGGTCGAGCGACTTGGTGGAGCCCGATCGATCGGACGCACGATTGCCGGCGGACCAGACGACCCAGCCGTCGGGCAGACGATGCGGACCGAAGCGACCCGTCAGACGACCCTCGCCGAACACCTTCTTGACGTCGACGTCGGCCTTGTCGGCCTCGTCGATGAAGATGATGCCTCCATCATACTCGTCGAGGCGCTTACCCTCTTGGGTAGTCCAGAAGAACGGATCGGTGAAGATCATCTGCGAGTGGGTGTCGTTGTGCTTGGGCACGCCGAACCCAAGAACGTGCATCGGGGTGAGCATGGCGGCGTTGATGACGACGACGCCGATGTTGAGCCCGAGCTTGTCGCCGATGATGCGAGGCGCAGCCTCGATCGCCGTAGACTTGCCACGGCCGGGCGCTGATGACAGGTGCACGGAGATGCGTGACTTATACCAGCGGGGCATGTGGCGGATGACATCGTTGAGCTTCATGGTGGTTACTCCTGTGGGTAGGGGTTAGTTGTCGATAACGAGCGCGGTGGTGGCGCGGATTGCTTGATACTGGATGTAGAACTCTGATCTGTCGTAGAGCTCCTTGTTTATGATCACCAAGTTATACTTGGGGTCATAGGTTGTTAGGGTGTCGTCGCTTGGCATCTGCGACGACGGCACGAAGCGGATCAATCTCGGCATGCCGCCCTCCGGGTGAAATACGCTCATACTCTCCCTGCTCTCGCCAGCCGGCGCAGTTTGTCCACTGGAGTTTCGACCGGCTCATCATAGAGAGCGGGGGGAACTTGCGGTGGGTTCGGGCGCAGCTCATGTGCGATCGCGAGGTAGTTGATCGCGTCCAGATAGTTGTCGTCCTTGTAGGGCGACTGTCGGATGCGAGCGATCTTCACGGCGACCATGACCAGCGCGACGTCGTATGCGTCGAACGCCTTGCCGGTCATGCGGGTGAATATGTTGGCGATGTTCGAGAAGTTATCCTCGATCCCGCCGTAGTCCTGACCGCGCTCGCCGATCAGGTTACTCGCTTGGGTTAGAACGTCATGCGGCTTCATTCATTACTCCTGCTCTCGGTTTCTCTTTGTTGGGCCAGAAATATGGAAGGTCGGGCGGCACGTCGGGGAACAACGGACGATAGTGCTCGGGGTCCTTTCGTATGAGGTTGGATTGGTGTGAGCGTGTTAGGCGGAGATCGGTCAACCACCAAGGGTTGGCTCCCATCAGGTTACTCGTCGGGTTATCACGCATGATCTCTTTCTGGATCGCGTTGATCTTCAGCCAGCAGGTGTCAGCGAACCCACGCCGCACCCACTCGTTGCACATCACCTTGCCGTAGACGCACAGCAGATACTCATGCCCGATCCACATACGCACGGCGGGGTGGTTCTTCCAGCCGTAGTTGGGGACGCGCAGCGCGTTGAGGATTTGCAGCGTCTCGACGCGTTGCTTGCCGAGACGCTTGTTGTCGAGCACATGGGCAGAGCTCGCGAAGTTGTCGTAGGGTAGGAATGTTTGCATGGTTACTCCTCTGAGTTACTTGAGAAGGCATTGCGCTCCGCGCTCCGTCCATAATGCGTGCCACCTGTGCACCATCGGTTTTGGAGATACCGATGGGACGCGGAATACCATTGCGTCGTCGCGCTCGGTCTCCATGACCCACATCTCCACTGCCTCCTCTACGCTGTGGGCGCTGATTAAGCGCCCGGCGTCGTTGCCCGGATCGAGGCCAACCTTGTCTCGCGAGCATACATAGAAGAGCATCATGGTTACTCCTCGGGGTTACCGTCGAGCTGATCGACGTGCTCCAGTTTGGTGGGCGCATCGCTCGTCCACTTGAGTTGGTCGTTCTCCAACGAGAGGACGTATCCACGGGCGAGCTGCTCGCTCTCCGCTTCAACGATGACCTCTGCACGGAACTGTTTGGTGACGTGTATCTGGAAGCGTTTCATCTTTACTCCATAGGTAATGGGCACAGCTCACCTTCTGAGCTTGCAACAGTGATGTATCCATCATCGAAAACGACATAAGCTAGGTGGTCTAAGTCTGCGCAGGTCAGAGGGTTAGCAAAATAGTTTGGTATTTCTCTCGACACGATGCGTCGAAGGATGCGGCATGAGAGGCCGTGATGAGCCTTGTCGAGCGCCACTTTATCGATGTCCCAAGGCGAGACGTAATTGTATTGGTAACGGCCCCCCAGCTTTAACTTCATGACGTTACCTCACTGGGTTACCGTTCAACTGCTCGATGAACTTACGCGTCGCCTCGACTGCTTGGTTGTCGTCCGCACCCAACATGATGCAGTGTCGGACGAAGTCGGTGACTTTACCCAAAGCGAGCACGCTGACAGGGTTGTTGGTGGTGGCGCGCATGGCGATGTCGTTCACCCGCTCTTTTGTTTTGGCGGGTTCGCGCAGCGCACGAGTGCGACGACGTTCTTTCGTTTCAGCCTTCAGGTCGTTGTAGTGCATGGCTTACTCCTGCGGGTTGACGAGAAGTTTGTGCGCTTCTCGTCGGCACTTCTCAGCGTTCTGACGCGCTTCAAGCATGACGCCGGGCGGCGCGTCGTTATTCTCAGCTAGGTTCTCGTTGATGATGGCTTCGATCAGATCGACGAGCGCGGTGAACTGATCTTCATTCATTGGTTACTCCTGCGGGTTAGTGGATCGCAGTGCGGGCGATCCACTCAGTTAATAAATCCAACACAACCACCGCCAGCACGATGCCGATGGCTGCGCCGATCGCGTCGACGATGAACTCGATCATGTTACCCTCCGGGGTTAGTTACCAGTCGAACGACGGCAGATTGTCGATAGTTTCTGCGTCGCAGTCGAGCATAACCCAATCACACTGTTGCGTGCGAGCGTATGCTAAAACTGCGCGCAAGTCGGCAGGCACGCCTTCATGTTCCACTGGCGGAACCCATATAAACCAGCCAAAATCTCCCTTTTGGTAGGGCACGACGAAGTCTGATAATCGATCATCATCGAGCATTTGCGCAGTCTCTTTCGAGACGTGCGCTGTCGAGAGGTCAAGCATTTTGAGGATGGTCATGTTACCCTCCGGGGTTAGTTTATTTATAGGTTGGAGCTTCTGTATATCTCCACCGTATAATTGGACCTATAATCTCTTCAGCAAGGTCGCCGGTAACGGGCTCTATAAAGGCTTCCCTTACCTTGCAGTAACACAACAGATACTCTTGCCCGTCTTCAGCAAGCGCCCATACCTCTCGATACGACGCGGGTGGCCTTTGTTTTTTCATGTTACCCTCCGGGGTTAGTTTTGCGGGGGCGTCCGCGCTTGCGGGCGGGCGCTGGTGAGTGCGCAACAGGGACCACCGGGATGATAGTGATTGGTCCGAGCCGCTTGCACTGTTCCTGAAAGAAAAAGTCGGCACGCTCTTTGATGTGCGCGCTTGGTTGCGAGCGCATGGTTACTCCTATGGGTTAGATGGCGAGGATCACGATCTTGAACTTCTGCCCGTTGTCGGCGTGGATGATCGGGTTGTTGGCGTCGGACACATCGACGAAAACAACTTCATGCTTGTCGACTACTTTGATGTAAGGGCGTGTCCAGTCGTGTTCGGCAACGTCGTCACCTTCGATGCGGTCACGGATTAGGATGCCGATGTCTTTGGTGGTGAGCGCCATGGTGGTTACTCCGTTGGGTTAGTTATTGGTATCAACTCTCTATCCCCGGCAACGGTGATGTATCCGTCACCGAATACAATCCAGCAGCAGCGCTCGGGGTATGCCACGTCTATTTGGTCGTCGCTTTGCACGCAGTAGCGTAGCACCCGCGCTATCTGCCCAAAGTGTGTATTATCGGCATGCTCAGTCCACGGATACCCACCAAGCCATGGTGCGGATGATACGAAGCGATACCGCTCTCCAAGTCTGGGGCGCGGGGGGGTCGGGGGGCGCATGAGTTACTCCGTGGGGTTAGAACGACCAGAGCGCTTCGTTCTCAAGTCGCTCGTTTGCAGGGGTGTTGTTCATAACGCCATGCACGATTGCGTGCGCCTTGCTCGTCTCCCATTCGGGGTGCTCGCACGACTGATAGTCTAAGCTGGCGCACGATTGGCGCATCTGTGCACGGACGCGCTCCAGCGTTACTCCTTGGGTAACTGCGGGGTAACCCTTGGCAAGGTCTCGCTGCTCGGCATAGACGCGCTGGATCAGGTCGATCGGCGCAATGCGCTCGAACTGATACGACTTCGCCGCGTCCTCCCACTCTTGTAGGAAGTCACGCCCCGGATAGCGATACCGCAAGCTCTTGAGGTTCTCCTCAAGCAGCAATTTGAAAGTCTCCTCGTTTGGATCATCGGACGCATTGACGATCAGGTTGATGTGGTCCTGTGAACAAAGCCAAGCTGACATGGTGGTTACTCCTTTGGGTAGGAACGAAAAAGGCTCGCGCAGGTGAGTGCGCGAGCCAGTTGGGCGCGGGAGAGATCGCGCCGGGGAGAAGGTGTGAGGGTGTTAGCTGTGCAGCTTTATCTGCGAGCGACGCCACACGACTAGTTTTTCGTATGGCGACGTGACGGCGAGAGTTATGGACCCACGGTCCACTGCCCATAAGGGCATGTGGACGATGACCATAGTCCAGACGTCGCCATAAAATTTAACAAGATCGGTCTGGTAGTCTGTTTCTGGCGTAACGATGAACTTGGTCTTGGTGAGCAGCATCGTTACCTCTCCGGGTTACGGCCAGAAAAACATAGCGTCCCAGATCAGCCCATACTCGCTGTCGTTGCAGCGAAACAGTTCGGCAAGCAGTTCGTCAACCGATCTTGGTTTGGACCATGCGCCTTGTGTGGGTGTGTAGGTCGGCACGCTGTAGGTTGGATGGTAAGCGGCCCAGTCCAACCAGTCTTGCAAGTCCCCGGTCATGGGTTACTCCTGTGGGTTAGAGGGTGTTAGGGTGTTAGGGTGTTAGGGTGCTAGCCGTCCGAGTTTTGCGGTGTGCAGGCGTGCGCACCTTATGATTGTGTATCGCAGGTCTACGCCGATCAGGTTCGCGCCGGACAGGTTCGCGTTGAACAGGTTCGCTTCGAATAGGTTCGCGCCGGACAGGACCGCGCCGATCAGGTTCGCGCCGGACAGGTTCGCTTTGAACAGGTCCGCGCCGGACAGGTCCGCTTTGAACAGGTCCGCGTTGAACAGGTTCGCGTTGAACAGGTTCGCGTTGCGCAGGTCCGCTTTGAACAGGTTCGCGCCGATCAGGTTCGCGCTGTGCAGGGTCGCGCCGGACAGGTCCGCTTTGAACAGGTTCGCGCCGGACAGGTCCGCGTTGAACAGGTTCGCGTTGCGCAGGTCCGCGCTGGACAGGTCCGCGTTGAACAGGGTCGCGCCGATCAGGTTCGCGCCGATCAGGTTCGCGTTGCGCAGGTCCGCGCTGGACAGGTCCGCTTTGAACAGGTTCGCGCTGTGCAGGTCCGCGTTGCGCAGGTCCGCGCCGGACAGGTCCGCGTTGCGCAGGTCCGCGTTGTGCAGGTCCGCTTCGAATAGGTTCGCGTCGGGTTTTATCTCATAGCCGTTTACTTGCATCGTTACCCTCTCGGGTTAGCATGGCGTCGCGCAGCACGCGCGCCTCTTCAGGGGTGCGAACTTTGGGAGAGACCTTGATCTCCCCTCGCACAATTACGCGAGCATAAAACAGCCCCGTCTCCCGGCACTCGATAACCCGATGGGGTAAGGATGAGCGCTTTCGGGCGGCGACGCGCGACGCCTCCTCCTGAAACTGCCGCCGCAAGTCTCGCAACTCGGCAGAGGAGAGTATGCGCAGGTTACACATGCGCAGGTCGGTCTTGTCGCCGTTCATGAAGGTTATGCGCGACGGCCAATGACCCTTGGCGAGTAGCCACGCAACCCTCTCAGCATAAAACGGGCGTCTGATCGCATAGATGAACAGACGCCCGTTACTCTCACGGGTAGCCGGCCGCTTGTCGGCACGCCAGAGGAGCGCGCCCGTGCGAGCGTTATAGGTGAGCAGGTCGGCGAGTTGATTGATAGTCGTCGCCGTCACGTCGGCAGGCATGAGTGCGCTCCTTTGGGTGCGAAAGTTTACCCTCGCGAGTAATACGAAGTGATTTGTGGGTTATTCTCAAAGTATAGCGAAGGTTGCTTCGTATTATATTTTGTTTCTAAGTGTTTGATTATGATAAGTGTTCACATTCATTTTTCGTTACAACCGACATGTATTTTTTTGGTGTGTAAGTGTTTGATGGTGTTAGGGTTTTAGGTTTATTACCTAATTCTCGGCGAAAAATCCGTTTTAGAGCGGGGAATAGAGCGGACGCTGACAACCTCCGGCCAACCTTGAGTTGACCTAGAAGGCCCACAGCCTAGAAAAAATAAAATTAGAATTTAGAATTTACAAATACATATATATATATATATAATAACAACCACTTATACACTCACCAAAAACAAGCCAAACAAAATCAATGGCTTACACGCAATTCCGCACGTCGGCTGCCGCCTGTGTCCGGCCCGATGGGGTGCGACATGCTGCCACACTAACCTAACAAACTCACATACTTACAACAACTTAGATTGTATACTTCACCTCGTTACTTTAAGTTCACATACACGGTTCGGGTTGACGGTTTCAAATTTTTCTGATACGTCGTTGACTTATCGACGATAGTCGTAACGACGTATCAGAAAAACACCCGGCCGGGATTTTTACCCAGCCGGGTTATTAGTTTGTTAGGCTCCAATCCCCAGCCGCGCCTGCAATTCAGCAAGCGCCGCCAAGTCTTTCGCTTTCTGCTCTTCCGCCATGTAAGCGGCAAGCGCCCGTTGCGTGGCTTCCAGAGCATTGCGCGCGTCGTCCGTATCGTCGAGCGAGCACGCCTTCTCAAGCGCCTTCACTGCCGTGCGCAAGTATGCCGCAGCGTCGCGTTCCGCCGGATCGCGCACGATGCAAGCCCGCAACTCATCATCCGTGAGACGCGTCGTCGACTTGGCTTGCGCCAAGCTCACACGATAGAACGCTTCGAACGGTTGAACGCGACCTTTTGTCCCTTCCAGTTCCTTGTAAAGGACGTGTGTGCGGTTCATCAGTTCGATTGCGTCGTCGCCATGCGTCTGACCTAGACGGATGCCCGCCCGCAATGCGGCGGTCTTTGTCGCTTTGGTATCGGCATTATGGCCGTTACCTTTGGCAAACCCTGCCACATAGGCGTCATACGCTATGTCGGCATGGTCGCGCCCGCCTTTGGCGACTTCGTTACCAGTAGCATCACGTTTGATCGTATCGACGACGCCATTCGCAGCGCCGCGAACGAGGCGAATATACATATTGGCGCGGGCGTTTTCGCCAGCGCCGCCAGTTTCGCCAAACTTGCGAACGTCTTTCATGACGGCTTCGAACGTGTCAACTTGATTGCTGATGGTCATGAGTTTACTCCTTTGGGTAACATTGCAGCGCCCGCCTATCGGGAGTGCAAAGGTCAATTTTTAGGTGGTTTGAAAATTGACTAACGGCGCGACGTATCGCGCCAATATGTTAGTGGCACTTGTGAACCATAGACCGGGCGTCGCGCGAGAAAACCGCACGCGAGCCGTCGGCATACTTGGCGACATAGGATATGTGCGCCAGAACCCGCGACTTGCGGGGCGTATGCGCCGGGATGATTTTGATTGTCGCGCCGACGACCGGCGCAAGATTGACAACTTGCGCCGCAATGGCGCGCAGTTCAGCTTTCGTCATAGTTGTTACCCTTAAAAGTAAGGCGTCAAAATTGACTAACGCAAAGCCCGCGACTTGCTAGGTCGCGGGCTTGCAATGTTGACAGTCTTTTAGGCTTTGAAAGACTGAAACCGTCTCGCGTTTTGATCCTCACCGGATCGAAAGCCGGGGTGCGCGAGGCAATCCTTTTCCGGCTTCCTGCCATGGTCTAGCGGGGTGTATTGTCGTCACCCGTTAGTGGCTCACGTCCCGGTTCGCGCCCTAATGCGCTCCCGTTTTCGACCGATAATACGCGCATACGGGGCGGTCTCCTGTGGGTTGACCGTAGCGCGTCGCGGGGGCAAGCCGCGATCCTCCTGTTTCGTCCAAACACCTCCTACGTTGGCAGTCCTGTAGTAGGAGCCGGGGGCTCACAATCCGCCCGCTTGGCGGCCCTTCCTACAGTATAGGGACCGGGGGGATGCTACCCGGCCGGGTAGATGGACAGGCCGGGGGGCCGGGGGGCGCGCGTTTGTTAGGGGACCCACAAACATAAAACCTCAAAAACCAAAATTAAACCTTCATTATACCTTGACAAAACTACAAACCTCGCATACTATTACTATACGAAACTATACCCAACCCAAGTGAAACCTTATGAAAACAGCTCTTCAGATGGTGGCAGTTGTGACGGTTTTAGGCACGCTCGCCACTCCCGCTGCCGCGTTCGACCCTTACCCCGTCGGCGGCAACTCCTACATGACCGACACCAATCCGTTCGAAAGCGACGCGTCGATCGCGCGCAAAATCGCGGCGTTCTGCAGAAGTAAAGGCTTTCCGGATTTCGCAGTTGGCATGCGCAACAACGACATATTCGCGGAGCAGAACTTCGTGTGCTTGCATGAAGGATCGATCGCGGTGCCGGTGTATCCCAACGCTGGATACCCGATGATCGGAGTAATTCCATTCTAATGGCGACAATCGCACGTAAAAAACTCGACGTAGAGCGTGCCGAACGCGTAGCGCTTTACGGCAACGTCGCCTACAGCGAGATCATCGCCGACGGCATGCTGATCCCCGTCGCCAGCACATCAAAACCTGCAGTCGACAGCGTCAACGCGCACCAACCGAAAGCGCGCGGCGGCGTGCGCATGACGATCATCTCACTGCGGCGCGTTCGGTGCTTGGAGAAAGATGATGACTAGAGTGATCTACACGGTGCTCGAACTGCCGGAAGGGAAGCGAGTTGTGGCGCACTACCGCAAATACTGCGCCGACAACGGCGTGTATGCGGAAGCGATACTGAGGTCGCTGGACGGGCGTGAATATTGCGTGTGCTGCAACAGCGGCCTGAACGCCGCTGGGCAGGCAATTATAGGCGGAGGCGTGCATGGACGACTGGGCGGGGTTCGGCGTGAATGAAATGCGCAAGTTACAAGAAATACTTGTCGCTTTACTTGGCGGTGGGTTTGGTTATCTTATCACTTGGCTGTTGATTGACGTTGATTAGTATGATATACAGTAGTTCTTCGCTGAAACTCGAGAGTCAGCGTCGGAACGAGAGGGGCGATCCGTCATCGCGTAACAACAGCGGATCGCCCTTTCATCTCCAAAACTCCCAACAACTTACACCCCCGCCACTGCCGAGCTTGGTTCCTTGTCAGGTTCCAAAACGAGCGTCTATTCGGATGTTACACGTAACAAACCGTCAGTAAACGTAAGCTAAACGCTCAGTAAACCTATGATAATACGCCTGTTTCTGATTATTTCTGATTGATTTCTAATGGGCCTACACGTAGCCTAATGCACAGTAAACGAGTCGACTTAGTCGAACCAAAGGGCTAGGAGACCCCAAACAATGAGCGGCGATACTCAAGAACTTCGCATTGCAATCGGTATAATGACCCCCGATGACGTTGCGGCGCTGCTGGGCGTGACGAAGCACACGCTGTCCATGTGGCGCGCGGCGGGCAAAGGCCCAGCACACGCTAAGCTGGGACGGTCGATTTTTTACCGAAAAACTGACGTTGATGAGTGGATCGCGAGTAGCGTGGTGAAGCCAGCGGATGAGGCGGCCTAAGTCCACCCACCTTTGGTGATTTTCGGGCGGTCGGAGAACCTCATCCGGCCGCCCAATCTGTTTCCGATCATCCCCACCATGCCGCCGTGCGCCGCCAGACAGGCATATTGGAGTGCGTCCGCGATGTGTGAGTATTCATTCTTGTCGGGAGTGGGCTTGCGCACGCCGGCGCGCGTCTTGGCGAAGCGGTAGCCGCCGTTGAGCGCCCGCACGGTGACCGGGCAGCGCTTGGCGTCGATCATGAACGCGGGGCCGCCCTCGCGCTGGGCGAGGAGGAACGCCTCGACGGCTCGTATTCTCGGTGCAAGGTCGTTGGTCGGCGCGGGGAACGCCATGAAGCCGGCGCGCTTCATTACGTCGAAGCTGTTTTCTTCGTAGATCGAGCTCTTGGCGACGCCGGACGGATCGCCGATCACCGCGATCGACTTGCCGAGGTAACGGTCCTTCATCAGCGTCGGGCGCAGGGAGCGCTCGATATGGAGCTCGAGGCCGATGTCTTCGGCTACCACTTCTTCCAAGACGAGAAGGCGTCCCCGATGATCGAGCTGGCAAATAATTGAGCAGGGGTCGCGCCCGAAATCTTGTCCGACGAGAAGGGGGAATGACGCCACGGGCTCGATGTCTTCGACGACGTGGAACGAGTGCTTAAAGCTCTCGCGGAAAACAGCAGTGCCAGAAGGATCGTCGCCAAACTGAGCATGAACATAACGCTTACACCAATCAGGTGAATTGTTTCGAACAAATCTCTCGTAGTATGTGCGGCCTTGCGCACGGCGCTCCGCGCGCTGTTCAGGGTTATTGAGATCAAGTTTCACCGTCTCCGCTGTCTGGACGAGATATTCGAGGTTTTCGGCGTCGTCTTCGAGGCCGCCCGGCTGGATGAAAACTTGCGTGTCCGGCGGCGGCTCGGTCATTACCTTGTGCCAATCCGAGCCCTCGGACGGCATGTTGGTGTCGGCAATCATGCCGAACCAAGTGGGGGAGCCGAGGTTACCCGACGGGTAACGGCCGATACGGCCGGCGAGCGGAGAAACGATGGTGTAGTCCATCTCAATACTCTCCGACATCCACGCGCCGGTGAGCTGCAGCGAGAGCAGCCGGCGTTGATCTTCTGGACTGTCGAGGGGGATAAGTAGCCACTCGGATACAACGTCGCCGATGCGGATATGCACCGTGTTCTCACTCACCTTGTATTCGGCGATGCCCTGCAGCCAGCCGGTGATGTCTTTCAACACCGTGTCCTTCAACTGCTTCAGAGTCTGGCGGACAATGGCGAAGCGGGTGTAGCGGTAACCGTCAGGCGCTGGCGCTTGCTCGCAGGCGCGGCGAAAGAGCTCGAAGAGGCATCCGGTGGTCTTACCCGAGCCGACCGGGCCGGCGATGATACGGAAGAACGCCTCGGACTTCATAAAGCGCGCCACTGTTGGCGGCGCGTTGAACTCAATCTTGCTCATTCGACCCCTCGATTACCTGCGGGGTAACGTCTTTTTCAAACCGAAGTTGACTGTCGGCCCCTAAATTGATCGTGACGGAGAGCTTTTCGCCGATCGCACCTTCAAAACTTGACACCCCCACACCTCCGAATTTGCCGATTGTCTTGAGCAGCTCGACTTTGGCGGAGAGGGGCTCGCGCGGATCGTGGGCGCGCGCATACATCTCGGGGAGCAGTTCTTCGACGAGGCTGAGAGATTTTATTTTGACGCGTTCGGAGGTGTTTCCGGCCCCGTGCCACGCCTCAAGTTCGCTCTGAAGAAGGCTGATGAACCGAGGAAGTTGGCGTATAGTTTCCCATAGATTGGCGTCAATTCCGAAGCGTTCAAGTATAGTTTCGATTGGATGAATGTCTCTGGCAATTTCCCTTGAAAGTTTAAGCAAGGTCAACTCGCTCACGTCTTGAGGCTCGAGTTTGACTACTTCCATCCTGCTACTCCGTGAGGGAAACGTGCTTTTATTTACGATAGATATACAGTAATTCGTATGACATGGTCGAGACCTTGCCCCAACGAGGCGTGCTGCGTGTGGTTGGCCCAGCGGAGCTGGAAGCCTCGTTGCAGCGTGACGCCAAAGCGAAAGCCCAAGCTGAAGATGCGCTAAATGCGCCTGAACTCAGTGACTTAGGGGCTTTTATCCGCACGCAATTTGAGATGTTTCGGAACCACCGAAACGATGTCTCTGCGGGCTGGAGTAACCGACTTTTGTCGGCTTTACGCGCCTTCAATGGCATGTATGACCCGACAAAACTTGCGGAAATCAAAAAGTTTGGTGGATCAGAAGTATATGCGCGGCTTATCGCGATGAAGTGTCGCGGCGCATCTTCGCTTCTACGAGACGTTTACTTGTCGCCGGACCGTTCGTGGGGGCTCGAGCCCCCGGCGGACCCGGACGTGCCGCCGGCAATCGTCGAGCAGATCAACCAATTTGTGCAGGCCGAGATCGGCCAGTTGCAGGCGATGGGTCAGCAGGCCGACGTTGGAGCGATCCGCGACCGCGTCATGCAGCTCATGCAAGGCGCGCGAGAGGCGGCGAAGAAAAAAGCGCAGCTTCAATCGCAGATCGCCGAAGACAAAATCGACGAGCTCCTTCAGCAGGGCGGCTTCTACAAGGCGCTCAGCGAATTTATCACCGACCTGCCCGTTTTTCCCTTCGCCTGCATCAAAGGTCCCGTCGTGCGCATCGTGCCGACGGTGACGTGGGCGGATGCTGCGCCGACGGTCGAGCAAAAACCACGACTGTTTTGGACGCGCATCAGTCCGTTCGATATTTGGTGGACGCCGGGCGTCTCCGACATCGAGGACGCGTCGGTTATTGAGAAAACGCGCGTATCGCGCGCTGACCTGAACGATCTTCTCGATCTTCCCGGCTACAATCACGAGGCCATTCGCTCGGTTCTGGACGAATACGGTCGTGGCGGCATCGCCGATAATTGGGACAGCACGGACAGCGAGCGGGCGATCCTCGAGAGCCGCGAAAATCCGCAGATGAACCGATCGGGGATGATCACCTGCCTTGAGTTTCACGGCAATGTGCAGGGTCGCATGTTGCTCGACTATGGCATGGACAAGAAGCTGATCGATGACGAGCTGCGCGATTACTACGTGCAGGCATGGCTGATCGGCAGTCACGTCATCAAGGTGCAGCTTTCGCCGTCGCCGCGTAAGCGCCACCCCTATTTTATGACTTCGTTCGAGAAGGTGCCCGGCACGCCGCTTGGTAACGGCCTGACGGACATCCTCGCGGACATTCAGGAGGCATGCAACGCCACGCTCCGGGCGCTGATCAACAACCTGTCGATCAGCTCCGGACCGCAAGTTGTCGTCAACGCGGAACGGCTCGCTCCCAACGAGGACGCTGAAGAGATGTATCCGTGGAAGCGCTGGTTCGTCCAGAACGATCCGCTCTCCAATGGCGGCCAGCCGCCCATCTCGTTCTTCATGCCGACGTCGAACGCGCAGGAGATGATGGGCGTGTATCAATGGCTGAACGGGCTGGCCGACGACATCTCGGCGATCCCGAAATATGTCACGGGTGGGGGCGCGGGCGCGGGCGCGGGTCGAACCGCGTCCGGCCTGTCTATGCTCATGAACAACGCCAGCAAGATTTTGCAGACCGTCGCGGCCAACATCGATCGCGATGTGTTCGAACCGCTGCTTCAGCAACTCTTCGACATGCTGATGCTGACGGATCAGAGCGGACTTCTGACCGGCCAAGAGCAAATCCGCGTCATGGGCGTGTCGGTTGCGGTCCAGCGTGAAACGCAGCGCGCTCGCCAGCTCGAGTTCCTGCAGATCACCGCCAATCCGGTCGACGCGCAGATCGTCGGGCCGAAGGGTCGTGCGGCAATTCTGCGCTCTGTGGCGCAGACGATCGGCATTGAGGGCGACAGTATTGTCCCCACCGAAGACGAGCTTAACGCCATGCAGCAGCAAGCCGCCGCCATGGCGCAGGCGCAAGGGATGCCCGGCCACGCCGGGATGGGCGAAAACGCCGCCGACGCCCAAGGGGGTCAAACCCCAGCAGGCGGCAACACGACCCAAGATATGGGTCCTCGAACGCGCATAGCTGGAGGCGTGGGATAATGGCAAAAGCTAGTAGCAAAGGCACCGGGGGCAAGTTCCCGATGGGCGGCAACACCAAGATGTTCGGCAAGCAGTCGGCTGGTCCGCGCACGCCGGGCACGACGGCGTCCAAGTCTGGTTCGGGCGGCAAGTTCGCCGCCGGCGGCAACACCAAGATGTTCGGTAAGGGCTCCGCGTCTCCGCGCGCTCCCGGCCGCACGGCTCGGGACAGCCAGTAATGAAGTGCTGCAAGCCGAAAGGCTTCAAGTCCTACAAGGAAGGTAAGTGCGTCTCCGAGGAGACGTTGCCCAGCCGCATGGCGAAAGCGACGATTTTCGGTGGCGACCTTACGCAACGGTTGATGGGCAACTACGGAAAAAACCAGCCGAAGACCCCCAACGACCCGATGATGGCGATGTTCCGTAGGTTTATGTGACCGAAGCAGAGATCGGCAAACAGATTGCTCTACGCGCCGCCACTGTCGCGCGTAGAGCCCCCGAAGAATGGGGCGAGCTCCTCGAAGCTCTGAAGAACCTCACCACCCATAGGCGTGACGAGTGTGTCTCGTCGCCGGCAGACACGATCTTCATCTCGCAAGGCCGAGCCCGCGAAGCGGCCTCGCTCCTGCGGATGTTCGAAACGTGCCTGAAAACCGCCGACCAGATAACGGAGAAACGCAAGTGAAAAAGAACTTTTCCCCTATCGACCCCGATGTGAAAATTCCCGACGCCGTGAAAGCGCTGGGGGCCGCCGCCGAAGAGCTGCATAAGCAAGCCTACGCCGGCGACGCTGGTGAAGCGCCTCCGGCCGAAGAGCCGCCGGCTGAGCAGCTCCCGAGCGATCCGCCGCTGACGGCCGAAGCTCCGAAGGAAGCGCCAAAAGTTACCCCGCAGGTAACTGACGAGGGTTGGGAGCATCGATACAACTCGATGAAGGGCAGGTTCGAGCGCGCGCAGTCTACGCTGACGCAGCAGGCCGAACGCATATCGTCGCTTGAGCGTCTGGTCTCCACGATGCAGGCCACGACGCCAAAAACTGTCCCGAGCAACGAGCTTCGGGCTGAGCGGCTGATTACGCCGGAGGAAGAGGCTGATTACGGGCCGGACTTCCTGCAGGTTGTCGCGAAGAAGGCGCGCGAGGAGCTTTTGCCCGAACTGCGCAAGCGCGACGAAGAAATCGTGAGTTTGAAGTCGCAGCTCAATGGTGTTGGCAACTACGTCCAACAAGATGCGCAGGGGCGCATGATGGACGGGCTTGACCGCGACGTGCCGGGTTGGCGCGACCAGAATGTTAATCCAGAGTTTCTTCAGTGGCTGGCGTTGCCTGATCCATACTCAGGCGATATACGTCACAATATGCTGAAAGCAGCATGGGAGCGCCACGACGGCCCTCGAGTTGCTGCTTTCTTCAAAGGCTTCCTCGCTGAAGAGGCTGCCTACCAAGGTCCCGCAGGTAGCGAGACGCCCGCCAGACAGGCCGGCAAAGTCCCGCTGGAAACCTTCGCGGCACCGGGCAGAGCCAAGACTGCAGCGGCTACTAACGCCCCTGCTGAGAAGCCAATCATCACGTCCGCTCAAATATCCAAGTTCTACGCCGATTGCGCCGCTGGGCGTTACAACGGCCGGGACGAGGAGAAGCTGAAGTTCGAGAAGGCGATCTTCGAGGCTCAGCGTGAAGGGCGGATCAAGTAACTCTTCTCTCTTGGAGGCCCTAAATGCCTTATCCTATAGCAGGTGCGGGAACTACACCCGCCCTATACCCGTCTGGTTCGACGGCGAACGCGCTTGCCGCTAACGGCTTTATCCCTCAGATTTGGTCGGGTAAGCTCGTCGAAAAGTTCTATGCCGCGACGGTTCTCGCCGCGATCTCCAACACCGACTACGAAGGCGAGATCAAGAACGCCGGCGACTCGGTGCGCATCCGCACCAAGCCGACGATCACGATCCGCGACTATCGCGCTGACGGCGACCTCGCTGTTGATCGTCCGGAAGGCTCCTACCTCGATCTCACGATCGATCAGGGCAAATACTTCAACCTGATCCTTGACGACGTCATGGAAGTCCAGTCGGACCTCAACCTGATGTCGATGTGGGCTGACGACGCTTCCGAGCAGTTCAAGATTACCGTTGACACGGCGGTCTTGCGTGGGCTCGTGAACGGCGCAGCCGCCACCACGAACCGTGGCGCAGCGGCGGGCGTGATCTCCGGTGACATCAACCTTGGCGTTACGAGCACGGGTCCGCTTGCGGTTACCGCCGCTCCGGCGACCAGTAAGGTCGATGTCCTCGATCTGATCCTGCGCCTCGGTCAGGTTCTTGACGAGCAGAACATCCCCGAAACCGGCCGCTGGCTGATCATTCCGACGTGGGTCGCCACGCTCATCAAGAAGTCCGAGCTTCGTCAGGCTTACCTGTCGGGTGACGCGACTACGATGCTGCGCAATGGCCGTCTCGGCATGGTCGACCGCTTCACCATCTATGTCTCGAACCTCTTGCCGAAAGGCACGAGTGGTGGCGTTGCAGCGGGCGAGCATGTCGTGTTTGCGGGTCACGCCCACGGCCTCACCTTCGCGTCGCAGTTCACGAAGATGGAGACGCTGCGCTCGGAGCGCACGTTTGGTCAGCTTGTGCGCGGCCTGCAGGTTTACGGCTACAAGGTCGTCGACGACAAGGCGATTGCGCAGGCGATCATCACCAAGGGCTAATGATCAAACCGGGAGGCGTTCGCGCCTCCCGATTACCCGAGGGGTAACCTATGCCGGCGCTAGACACGGTCGCAGATTACATCGCCGACGCCCGTGTTCTCTTGCAGGATACGGTCGAGCCCTACCGTTACTCCAGCGCAGAGCTGGCGGAGAACCTCAGTTTGGGGCTTCTCGAAATTCGCAGGCTGCGGCCTGACCTGATGGCGTCCACGTTCCGCACGTCCATCCCGAGACACACCATTCAGAACGCCAGCACGATCAGCGTAGCGCTCGACGTCCAGTATAGGGTAGCGCTGCTTTACTACATCTGCGGCCAAGCGCAGTTACGCGACGCTGAAGACGTTCAGGACGCCCGCTCGCTGGCGTTCTTGAATAAGTTTACCGCGCAGATGCTGACGGTGGGGGCGTAACATGGCGAACGCCGACGTCAACCGCCTCATGGATAACCTTCGGGTCCGTCTCCCCGGCGCGGTCGATACCGCCCTGCAGATGGAACTGTTCAACGTGCTTACCGAGTTCTTCATGGGCTCGAACATCTGGCGCGAGAACATCGAAATTTACGTCGTCCCCGACGTCACAAACTACGACCTTACCCCGATGGGTAATGCAAAAGTTGTCCGGCTTATGAGCGTTGAGGACAACAATAAGTTTCCTGTCAGTGCGTCGATCGATCTTATCACTCAGGAGCTCGCGCTAGCGCAGGCTCCGGCAAACGCTGCAACTTATGTTGCGCAAGTCGCTCTGAGTGTTGATGACCCTGTAGACAAGGAGGGCTATCCGCAATTTCCCGCATGGGTGCTGAGCGTCTATCAGTCCGACATTATCGATGGCGTGCTGGCTCGCATGATGTCGCAGCCTGCCAAACCCTACTCAAACACACAGTTGGCTATTTACCACGAGCGTCGGTTCGCATCTGCAATCGCTATGGCCCGTGCCGAAGCACAACGCAGGTATGTCTACGGCGGCCAGACTTGGCGATTTCCGCAGTCTTTCAACCGACGTAAAACCTACCGATAAGGAGTTAGATAGATGTCCAAAAGCGACACATTCGAAAATGATCTGTTGAAGCTCATATTCAACGGGACCGCGATCGGTAATCTCGCGGATAATGCGGCTTCGTCACCGATAACAAATCTGTATGTGTCTCTGCATACGGCTGACGTCGGGGAGGCAGGCTCTCAGACGACAAACGAGGTCAGCTACACTGGCTATGCCCGCGTCGCTGTCGCGCGTTCTGGTTCAGGGTGGACCGTCACAGCCAACAGCGTATCTCCGGCGGCGAACATTGACTTCCCCCAGTGCACTGCGGGCACGGCAACAGCTACTCACTTTGCGATCGGCACGGCAGCGTCTGGCGCTGGCAAAGTCCTGTATAAGGGAGCGATCTCCCCAACCATAGCGATCGCGAACGGCGTCGCTCCGCGAATTGGCACGTCGTCTACGATTACCGAAGACTAAAGCAGGAGCCCCAACATGGCGAAGCTCTATAATCTTGCCCGCATGTCGACGGCGACGACGGGGACGGGAACAATAACGCTCGGTTCCGCCGCATCGGGATTTCTGAGCTTCGCCAGCGCCGGCGTGCAGGACGGCGAGGAAATCACCTATGCGATCGAGGACGGGAATAATCGTGAAATCGGTCGTGGCACTTACACGGCGGCCGGCACGACGCTGACGCGATCTGTCCTTAAAAGCACGAACGCCAATGCGGCGATCTCGCTTTCTGGAACGGCGCAAGTTTTTATCACGGCGGCGGCCGAGGATTTCATTGGCGGCACAAACGGACAGCTTCAATACAATTCGAGCGGCTCACTGGCCGGCATGTCTGGCGTAACGTGGAACGATACGACTAGACAGTTGACGATGGCCAGCGGCGCGATCACCGCGTCGCAGCCGTTGTTGAATTTGACGCAAACATGGAACAACGCCGCCGTTACATTCACGGGACTGTTGTTCAACGTAACGGATTCGACGTCCGGCGGCGGCTCTTTGTTTGCAGATTGGCAGGTTGGTGGTGTCAGCCGTTATCAATTCGCTAAAAACGGAGCCATAACATTTGACGACGGCGCGTCTGGAAACCCCGTAAAAGCCCGCATAGGGGCGAATGGCGTGCTTCTGCGTAGTGATCGATATATTCAATGGACAGTAAATACCACCAGCTCCACTGGTGACACATATCTATCGCGCGGCGGTGTCGCGACATTACAATTGGGTATCGCAGATGCTGCTTCGCCTATCGCGCAGGCGATGCAAGTTCAAAGCGTTTCAGCGGGCACATCCAACACCGCTGGCGTCAATTTCAACATCAACGGCTCACGCGGCACGGGCACGGGCGTCGGCGGTTCCATCGTGTTGCAGGTCGCTCCGGCTGGGTCCAGCGGAACGGCGCAGAACGCTTACACACCGGCACTCACAATCGCTGCCACAAAAGACATCACCATCGCCGATACGTTCAATCTCGCCTTCTCGACGACGACGGGCAGCAAGATCGGAACCGCGACCGGCCAGAAGATCGGCTTCTGGAATGCTACGCCGATTGCGCAGCCCACTACGGCTGTCGCCGGCGCGACTGTAGCAGCGACGGGCACAGGCGATGTCGTCGCCGCCAGCACGACGTTCGATGGCTACACCATCCCTCAAGTTGTGCGGGCGCTTCGCAACGCCGGACTGCTGGCGTAACACCAACGCCGCCGGGAGCAAGCCCATCCGGCCCGGCGGTCTCTCTACCGGGTGGGCGCTTAGAGAGAGAAGAATCAATGGATACCGTGACGGTTACTTTGAACCAAGACGATCTCAACGCGATCATGTGGCTTTCTGACCATGCGATCAAAGCGACGGGTTTGCAGGGGGCCAAAATGGCAACGCCTGTTTTGGCGAAAATAGAAATGGCCGTCGCAAAAGTTAATGAAGAAAGAAATGCGGCTGTCGCAAAATCGACCGCGCCGATTGAAACCGACGAAGGACATGCCTGATGACAACTTTGACATTCGCCATCGACAGCGCAGAAAATCTCCGCACATCGATAACCATTCCAGATGTTGCGACGCCTCGCATTTTGGCG